CCCCTCCGGTTGATTTTTTTGCAATTAAAAAGCAGAAAGGAGACGATAAAGTGAAAAAAGCGGGATATAAAAAGAAGATCATTGCAGCATGTGAGCAAGCAGGGACTTATCGTCCCTTTTTTGATGAGCCGATCAATCAGCTTGCAGAGATTATGGAGCTAAGGGAAACGGCGATGAAACAATTCAAAAAATCAGGAAGCAAAAGCGTCATTATGAAATCGACGCCAGCAGGAGCTGTCCCCATTAAGAACCCAGAATTATCACTGATTGACAGCTTAACAAAAACGGCGCTTTCTTATTGGCGCGATCTTGGACTAACGCCATCGGGATTAAAAAAGATTGATGAAAAGTCGATGAAGCAGAAAAAAAAATCAGTTCTTGCGGAGGCGCTAAATGGGTTCTAAATTTAAAGATCAAGTAATCCAATACGCGAAAAATGTCGTCTCAGGAAAAGTGAAAGCGGGTGGAAATGTCAGAGAATGCAAACGCTTTTTGGATGACCTTAACCGAGACGACATTGAGCTGAGGACAAGAGATCCTGATCTTGTGATCATGTTGATTCAAAAGTTAATTGTTCACAAGCAAGGAGAGACGCTGGAAGGCCAGCCGCTTATGAACAAACCTCTAATCCTTCAACCTTTTCAAATGTTCATTGTGTATAACCTTGTCGGCTGGTATTGGAAAGGAAGCAACATCCGCAGGATCAATGAAGCGTTTATTTATATCCCTCGAAAAAATGGAAAAACTCTGTTCGTCGCTGGCTTAGCGTTCGCGCTTGGGATTCTTGAACGAAAATCGGGGGCGCGCATTTACATCTCTGCAGCGGCGTTGAAACAGGCGATGGAAGCATTCGATGATATTCTTTATTCGGTTCGCTATTATGGTATTGATCAGGAGGAAGGAACAGCAATTCATGACAACAACATGGAACATTCAATTGAATTGAATTTCTATGATAACAATGGAAGAACTTCCGGATCGCTTAGGATTGACGCTATGGCAGCAAACCCGGATGCGCAGGATTCGTTTAATTGTAACATTGCGATTTGCGACGAGATTCACGCTTTCAAAAAAGCGGCGCAGTACAACCGTTTCAAAGAAGCAATGAAAGCTTACACAAATAAGCTGATGATCGGCATAACGACAGCGGGAGATAACGTGAATTCGTTTGGTTATCAGCGCCTTCAGTATGCTGAAAAAGTTCTTGACGGCCTTGCGAAAGACGATGCCTTTTTCTGTTTTGTTTCTCATGCTGATGCTGACGATAAAGGGAATGTAGACTTCTTGAATCCAGAACAGCACGAAAAAGCGAATCCTTCTTACGGAGTAACGATTCGCCCGTCCGACATGATGAACGACGCGATGCAAGCTCAGAATGATCCACAACAAAGGAAAGACTATATCAGCCGAAGTCTTAATGTCTACACAAACGCAATGCGGGCGTGGTTTGACATTGAAGAGTTTAGATCTTCTGACAAAAAGTACAATTGGACGATAGAAGAATTAGCGAAACTTCCGATTAAGTGGTACGGCGGCGCAGATTTGTCGCGTCTTTATGATTTAACGGCCGCAGCTTTGTTCGGCCATTATAAAGGTGTGGACATCGTTATAACGCACGCTTTTTTCCCTGTCGTTATGGCTGTGAGAAAAGCGGATGAAGATAACATACCGCTTTTCGGATGGGCTGACGATGGATGGCTGACTATGTGCAACACTCCGACAGTTAATGCTGCAGATGTGGTTGAATGGTTTAAATCGATGCGTCGTCAAGGATTTAGGATTGAGCAGATCGGGCAAGATAGAAAGTTTGCGCGAGAATTTTTTACATTGATGAAGTCAAACGGATTTAATGTAGTCGATCAGCCGCAGTATTCTTATGTAAAATCGGAAGGATTCAGATATATTGAAAAAAGCGCGAAAGATGGAAATTTGTATTACCTTCATTCTGACGCGTATGAATACTGCGTTGCAAACGTTCATGCGATTGAAAAGACGGATGATTTAGTCCACTTTGAAAAAATAGGAAAAACAACGAGAATCGATTTATTTGACGCTTCTGTTTTTGGCTGCGTAAGGTACTTAGATAACTTAGACCGCGCTAAAGCAGCGGCGCAATGGTGGGGGTGAATAAATGTCAAAGAAAAAAAAGAAAAACATTCGAGCTGAACCAAAAAATAAAAGAAATAGCGAAAACGGATTTTATTTGTGCAGCAGCGATGCGTTTGAAACGTTGACTTGTTCAGGATATACAAGTTTGGCGCATAATCCAGAAATCATTTCCGCAGTTGACACAATCGCAAGGTTGATCGGATCAATGACCATTCATTTAATGGAAAACAAAGAAAATGGAGATGTCCGCGTAAAAAATGAATTGTCAAGAAAGATTGATATTGATCCGAATAGAAACATGACGCGAATGAATTTCGTAGTTTGGATTATACGAACAATGATGATCGAAGGTGATGGAAACGCCGTTGTTTATCCTGAAACACGGCGAGGAATACTTAAAAATCTTCAGCCAATTCCGCCAGCGATGGCAGCATTTATTCCGGATGGTTTGTGGAATTATAAAGTGTCGATTAATGGCGATTTATATGATTCCGATGATATTCTTCACTTTGTTTTGAATCCTGGATCTTATTATCCGTGGAAGGGCGAAGGGTATCGGATTGCATTATCTGATGTTGCACAAACACTGAAACAAGGAACCGAAACGCAGAAAGGATTCATGGAATCAAAATGGAAACCTTCTTTGATTGTTAAAGTGGATGCGCTGACTGAAGAATTCGCAGGGAAAGAAGGCCGAAGAAAACTGCTTGATGAATATGTCAACACCGGCCGAGCTGGTGAGCCGTGGCTCATCCCGGCAGAACAATTTTCAATCGAACAGGTTAAGCCGCTCACGCTTTCCGATCTGGCGCTCTCTGAAATGATTCAACTTGATAAGAAAACAGTCGCTGGAATTCTTGGAATTCCGGCTTTCGTTTTGGGCGTCGGCGAATTTAAGAGAGACGAGTGGAACAACTTTATATCATCGCGAATTATGCCGCTTGCAAAAAACATCGAGCAAGAATTAACAAGGAAGCTTCTTTTAAATCCGGATTGGTTTTTTAGATTTAATTCAAGAAGCCTTTACAATTACGACATTCGAGACTTGGCAGAAGTTGCCGATTCTCAATACGAAAGAGGAATCATGACCGGAAATGAAGCGCGAGATTGGATTGGAATGTCACCGCGTGAAGGTCTTGATGAGTTACGAATCTTGGAAAATTACATCCCACTAAGCAAAGTGGGGGATCAAAGTAAATTGAACGGGGGGTGAATAAATGGAAAAAAGAACATTAACTTTGAAAAATGAAAACTTTAAAACTCGTGAAGAAAATGGAGAAATGAGAATCGAAGGCTACTTTTCAGTTTTTAATTCTCGATATGAATTATGGGATGGAGCCTATGAGGTTGTGCTTCCGGGTGCGTTCGACGGAGAAACGAAAAAAGATGTACGCGCATTGATCAATCATGATAGCACGCTTGTCTTAGGAAGGACGACCGTCGGAACGTTAGAATTACGAGAAGATGACTATGGTTTGTGGGGTTCTATCCTGATCAATGGAAACGATCAAGATGCCGTTAACCTTTATGAGCGAGTGAAACGCAGAGATGTTGATCAATGCTCGTTTGGATTCGATATTGTTGATGAAGATATCGAATATTCAGATGGGAATCCTACTGTTTGGAAAATTAAAAAAGTTCGACTTTATGAGGTTTCTGTCGTTACCTTTCCGGCGTATGAAGCAACATCTGTACAAGCACGAAAAAACGAAATTGAAAACATCAAAAAACGTCAGATCGAATCCTGGCGTTTTTCTATGCTCAAAAAGCTGAAAGGAGAAAAAGAAAATGCTTAAAACATTAATGTTAAAACGAAAAATCGACAATTTAAAAAAACAGTTAGAAGAATTGCGAAAAAAAGATACTGAATTTGAAACGAGGGAAGCCGAGCTTGAAACCGCGATTTCAGAAGCGACAACGGACGAAGAAATGACAACGGTCAATGAAGAAGTTGAAGCGTTCGACGAGGAAAAGCAAAAACACGAAACAGAAAAAAACAAGCTTTCAGCAGATATTGAAAGTCTGGAAGCAGAGCTTGACGAAGAAGAAAAGAAAGCACCAACAGAGAGAAAAGAAGAAAAAAAGAAAGAAGAAAGAGGGGGAAATCAAATGAACATCCGAAACACAATTAGAACCGCACCGAAAAACATTCGCGCAATGGATCTCATTCCTCATGAAACTCGAGAGATGTGGATGCAGAGAGACGATGTAAAAAAATTCTTAAGCGAAATCCGCGAAGCTGGGAAAAACAAACGAGATTTGCAAGGCGGGTCGTTAACGATTCCTGTCGTTTTCTTAGATTTAATTGCTGAAAACATGTATCGCTATTCAAAGCTGATCGATCGCGTGCGAGTTAGAACGGTTCGCGGCGAAGCTCGTCAGACGATCGCTGGGCTCGTGCCGGAAGCGATCTGGACTGAAATGTGCGCTGCGATTAATGAACTTACATTTTCGTTTGGTCAAATTACATTAGACGGTTACAAGGTTGCTGGGTTCATTCCAGTTTGCAATTCTTTACTGGAAGATTCCGATATTGAATTAGCATCTTACATCGTTGAAATGATTTCTGAATCTATCGGTCTTGCCAAGGATAAGGCAATCTTGTATGGATTAGGTTCAGCTTCTCATATGCCGCTTGGTATCGTAACTCGTTTGGCGCAGACTCAGAAACCAGATGGTTATCCGGCAAACGCGCCGGAATGGACAAATTTAAGTGCGTCTAACATTCTGAACATCCCATCTGCTACAACTGGCGCTGCATTCTGGTCAGCGTTAGTCACAGCGACGGCAGCCATTACAAACCGATATGCACGAGGAAATAAATTCTGGGCAATGAATTCAAAAACACTGGCTGCATTACAGTCAAAGGCAATTACGTTTACCGCAACCGGCGCGATTGTCGCAGGTGTGTCTGATACTTTGCCTGTAATTACAGGTGATATTGTTATTCTTGAATTTATGCCAGACTATGATATCGTCGGAGGTTACGGAGACTTGTATCTGTGGGTTCAGCGAGCTGGGATGCAGATTGAATATGATCGGTCTGTTCAGTTTATTCAGGATAACACCGTATTCCGCGGAAAGGAACGTGCGGATGGGTCGCCGATTATTCCTCAAGCCTTTGTTGCTATCAACATTAACGGAACAACACCGACAACCTCGATGCCGTTTCCAGCAGATACAGCAAACGATTCAGATTTAGATAGCTTGACTGTTGCTGGTCAGACTTTAGCGCCTACTTTTGATTCCGATGTTTTAACCTATTCGATGACTGCTTCTGCAGCAACGGCGGCAGTAACGGCTACACCTAAAAACGCAAACGCTTCTGTAGCTCTGGCTTATAATGGTAAGAATGTCAAAAACGGTTCAACCGTAACATTCACAGATGGTTCTCATCCGTTAACCGTAACCGTAAAAAATGGAAATTCGACCCGTGTTTATACGGTCAATGTTTCTTATAGCGCATGAATCCGGAAGAATTAATTTATACGCTTGTGGTCACGGATATTCCTTTATATAATCCGCCTCCACAAACGGAAGCCTTCATAAAAAATTTGATCTCCGTCGCAAAGACGGAGATCGCCCGTGAAGGTATTCAATTAAATTTAAATGATATAGATCATGCTCAAACGGTTGCGATGTATGCTTCTTACCTATATCGGAGAAGATCAGCACCGCAGAATGGAATGCCGAGAATGTTAAGATGGAGGTTAAACAACCTTTTATTTAGTCAAAAAGCGAAAGCGAGTGAATAAAAAATGGAAACGACCGCGCTGGATTCAGGTTTGATTCAGATCTGTAAAATCATTGATGAAACTAAACCTGGGGGAAAGCCTAAAGAAAAATTAACGCCTTATTTAAAATGCTATTTTGGCGAAAGATCGATCAGCTATTCTCGTCAATATATGGCTGCTGGTGCAAATCAAAAAATAGATTTTGTTGCAAGAATTTTGAATTTAGGAACAAGGCCGAAAATTGGCGATTATGTTATTCTTAGTTTTTATGATGGACAGGAAAATGAAAATGGAGATCAGTTTCGTCTGGATAATGTTCAGCCGCTAACCGATGACGATGGAAATAAAGTGTTTGATTTAACACTGTCAAGATTGGAGAAATTCTATGAAATCCTTGAATGATAAATTAAAAAGTTTTCAATCTTCTATTTCTGAAATTTCAACTTGTTATCACTATTTTAGACCGGTTCATCAAGAGGCGCCGTTTATAGTTTGGGCAGAGAATGGAGAAGGTTCAAGCTTTTATGGAGGAAACCGAAAAGAAGAACAAACGATAGCGGGAACAATCGATCTTTTTACAAAGGAAGAATTTGATCCGCGAATTGATGAAATTCAGGATTTTCTTTTTCATCTTCCATCGTTTGAGCTTGAATCTGTTCAATACGAAGAAGAAACTGAGTTGATCCATTATGAATGGAGCTTCGAGATATAGTGGCAAGATGGATTGTAAACAATGAGGCGATCAATTCTTATTTGTCTATGCTTAAAAAAATGCAGGTCAATTCAGATGAGATCATAAGAAGAGCTATTTATCCGGCTGCCGGAATCATGGCGGATGCGATAAAAAAAGAAGTGGATAATCTTCCGATCGTTTCGCCGAAAGAAAGAGGCACTGAAAACAAAAAATTGAAAGGGATCACTTCTAAACAAAAAGAAGGTCTTCAAGATAGCCTTGGCATTTCGCCGATGAAAGAAAGAGATGGGATTATCTCAGCGAAAATCGGATTTGACGGCTATAACAGCGTAAAAACAAAAAAATTTCCAAACGGACAGCCAAACGTAATGATCGCAAGGTCGATCAATTCAGGAACATCTTTTCGAGAAAAGACACAGTTTATGGATAAAGCAATCCGTAAAAACAGAAAAAAAGTTGAAAAAGAAATTGAAAAACAATTCGACGAACAAATAAAAAAAATAATGAAATAAGGAGGTAAAAAAATGACTGCACAATATGCTGCCGGAAAAGTAACAATCGGATTTTCAAATCCGTATGTCGCGACTTATTCCGCTTCTGGAGGGACAATTAGTTTCGGAACTCCAACTGTTCTTGCTCGTGGTGTTTCTGTTCAGATTGAACCGGAATCATCCGATGATAATAATTTTTATGCAGACAATCAGCTTGCTGAAACGGATTCTGGAAGATTCACAGGCGGAACGACAACGTTAACGGTTGATGGTTTATTTATTGCTGCAAAGAAGTTGATTTACGGTCTTCCTGTAGCGGGTGAAGACGGATGGACGGCGTTTGGCGATGAACAGAAGACACCGTATGTAAGTATTGGTTTCATTGTAAAATCAAGATCAAATGGTAATGATATTTATCAGCCGATTATTATCTTAAAAAACAAATTCCAAGAAGCTTCAACCGGCGCGGAGACGCAAGGCGAGGAAATTGACTGGCAAACTCAAGAGTTGACAGCTTCGACAATGAGATCTGACAATTCGACCCACGATTGGAAATGGGAAGGAAAAGAATTCGAGAGCGAAGAAGAAGCAGTAACGGATTTAAAGAAAAAAATGGGGTTAAGCTAAAATGAAAATCAATGGAAAAGAAAGGGTCTTCGAATACAATTTCCAAGCCTATTCAGAATTATCAAAAATGTGCAAAGATGAAAATTTGTCAAACATGGCTGATCTTTTTGGAGATAATCCGTTAAAGGCAATGGAAGCAACGATTGATATTGCAATAATTATGAATAAGGCATTTGAAGACCACAAATCCTACGATTGCCCGAGTTATACGCCAGATTACTTGACAAGAGATGATTTCCGTTTTTACCCGATAAACGAAATTAATGATCTTCAATCAGCCTTAATGGACTGCATGAAAAATGATTCAGAACGAAAAGTCGAAGGGGAAGAACCGAAAAACAAAAAAAAAGAAAATCAAGAAAAATCCAATTAAATAGCAGGTGGATTATGTTTTACGGCTATAAAATAGGAATGAGCAAAAATGAAATTCGATTTTCAAAATATGGAGAAATTCTTGATTTAATTACTTGCAATCAAATTGAATCAGGAAATCTTTTGCCAAAAAAGAAAAAGTTAAAATTTGAGGATGTCATGAAAATGAAATGACATCCTCTTTTTTTAAAAGGAGGTGCAAGCGATGGCAATAAACATTGGCCCTAGGATTGGAATTGATGGAGAAGCAGAATACCGCGCTCAATTAAAAGGAGTCATCCAGCAAACGAAGACACTTGCATCGGAAATGCAAAAAGTGACTTCTTCTTTTGATAAATCAACAAGTGCAGAGAAAAAAAGTGCTGCACAAAAAGAGGTATTAAACAAACAAATCCAAGCTCAAGAAAAGTTGGTCGCTCAAATGGCGAAGGCGGTAAATGAAGCTGCTGCTAAATACGGTGAAGCTGATATCACGACCCAAAAATGGACGCAGCAAATGAACAAAGCTGAAACCGAACTAAATAAAATGAAAACCCAACTTAAAAACATCGATCAAGGATTAGATGAGGTCGATGATGGATTTGAAGAAAGCGGAAATTCGGCGGCTTCATTTGGCGATGTATTGAAGGCTAACGTATTAAGTCAGGCCATAGTAAATGGATTTAATAGGCTTGTTGATTTATCTAAGGAATTAGTGTCAAACATGATCGAAAATGCAGCTTCAATAAAAGCGGAAACAAGCCAATTTAAACAAACTTTTGGAGAGTTTGAAAAAGAAGCGAAAACAGCCATTGAAAACGTGGCTAATTCTTCTGGGATTTTAGAAACTCGGCTCAACACATTAGGAAGCTCCATTTATGCGTTTGCTAGGTCTTCCGGTGGAAGCACAGCGGAAAGTATGGAAATCATGGAAAAGGCATTGCAAGCTGCAGCGGATGGAGCTGCGTATTATGATCGAAGCCTGGAAGAAACATCTGAAAGTTTGATGAGCTTCTTGAAAGGAAATTACGCGAATGATGCAGCGCTTGGATTATCAGCGACAGAAGCAACAAGAAATGCGGAAGCAATGGAGCAATTCGGGAAAAAGTTTAATGATTTAACAGAAATTGAAAAACAGAAAACTCTTTTACAAATGGTTCTTGACGCTCAAGAACTTTCTGGCGCAATGGGTCAGGCTTCGCGGGAAGCTGATGGATGGGAGAATGTTCAGGGCAACTTAAACGAAGCATGGCGTCAGTTTATGGCAAACGCTGGAATTCCTTCGCTTGAGCATTTAACACCTTTAATACAAGATATAACTAAAAAGATCACCGAAATGACTCAAACTACAGATTGGGAGAAATTCGGTGCAAATGTTTCAAATTTCATAAGTTCGATTGTTGAAAATGGTCCATTAATCTTATCGATTATAAGTGGAATCGGCGTAGCCTTTGTTGCATGGAATGTTTCATCGATGATAAATAGGCTTGTTACATCAATCAAAGCATTTAAAACTGCAAATGAAGGAGCTACGATAGCGCAAATGCTGATGAATAAGGTAATGAGTGCAAATCCGATCGGGATTGTTGTTACATTGATTGCCGGACTTGTAACTGCGATCATGACTCTTTGGGCAACAAATGAAGATTTCAGAAATGCAGTTATCGAAATCTTCACGAACATCGGAAATAAGGCAAAAGAAATCGTAGATAATATAGTCAATTTTTTTACTGTTACTATACCAGAAGGAATTGAATATTTAAAAACAGCATTTCAAAACATGAAGGAAAAGATCTCAACCACCGTTGGAAACATATATAAATCAATCGTTGATGGAATAGGGAAGGCGGTGGATTGGATTAAGTCACTTCCTTCTCAAGCCGTGAATTGGGGGAAAGATATGATTCAAGGGTTCATTAATGGAATTAAATCGATGATAGGCGGAGTGGTCGATGCTGTTTCTGGGATCGCCAACACGATCGCCGGATGGCTTCATTTCTCTCGTCCGGATGTCGGCCCGCTGCGGGAATACGAAAAGTGGATGCCTGACTTCGTTGGAGGAATGGCGAAGGGCCTGCGAAATTCTGAATGGATGATTGAATCCGCGATTTCTAACATTGCTTCAGGTATGGTAATTGATGTTGGGTCTCCATCTGTTTCTTCGTTGAATACACCTTCATCTGGTTTCTCAGGTTCGATTAATGTAAATGTTTACGCTGCCGAAGGTCAGGATGAAAGACTAATCGCTGATAGAGTCGCAGAAATTATAGATCAAAAGATACAAACAAAAAGAGGTGCGTTCGCATGATTAAACCTTTAATTTACAATTACTTTTCTTTTAATTCTGTTTCTTCGTTAACGCTTGGAATTCAAATATCCGGATCCGGAACTTACAATTCGCCAGAAAGAGCGATTGAGCGAATCAGTGTTCCCGGAAGAAATGGTGACCTGATTCGTGATTTAGGTAAGTTCAATAATGTAACAATCCAATATCCTGCTTTCATTTTCGGACATTTTCCAAACAGATCAAACGATTTCAGAAATGTTATGTTAAAAGACCCTTTTTATCATCGGCTAGAAGATTCGTATCATCCAGACGAATTCAGAATGGCGTCTTATGCTGGCCCGTTTGAAAGTGAACCGTTTCAAAACAAATCAGGAAAATTCACGATTTCTTTTGATTGCAAGCCGCAGCGCTTTTTGAAATCAGGAGAAAGCAAAATCGATCTAAAAACAGAAACGATTTTAAATAATCCGACTTTTCAAACGTCGCTTCCATTGATCGTTGTCCTTTCAGGAACCGGTGAAATAAATATAAATGGTGAAATCGTTAACCTTAAAAAGAATGAAAATGGCGTCGTAATCGATTGCGATATTCAAGAAGCATATTCAAAAAATGGCAATTTAAATTTAAATGGAGATCTTGAACTGACAACAGGTTCATATCCGAATTTAAAATCGGGAATTAATTCTGTTTCAATTCCGTCTACAATGGTCTCTTATATCATTCCAAGGTGGTGGCGCTTATGATTCCGATATTATTAGATTCAACAAAAACAATTCAGCAGCTTGTTAACGACAAAACTAATGGAATTGGCCGTTTGACCAGGTGTGTCCGATGCGAAGTGACCGAAGAAAGAAATGGGTCTTACACGCTTGAGCTTGACTATCCTGTCGAAGGCGATCATTTTTCCGATATTAAGCCAGGCGGGGTAGTCCGGGTTAGAGCTAATCCAGACGATCCTCTTCAACTTTTCAGAATTCAAAAAATTTCAAAGCCGATGAAAGGAAATATTACAATTTTTGCTAATCATATTAGTTATGACCTTACAAAAGTTTCTGTTCTTCCGTTCGACTCGAACGGAGCCGCGGCAACTTTTGCGCAAATCAAGTCAAAAATGATTGGTGGAAATGACTTTTCTTTATTTACAGACATTACCAATTCAACAAGCTTATTTTCTAATGACAAGCCGCAGAGCTTCCGCGCGTTGATGGGTGGTCAAGAAGGTTCTATGATTGACATTTTCGGCGGTGAATTAAAGTGGGATAATAACAAAGTGTCACTTTTGGCCAATCGAGGAAAAGACAATGGACTAACTATCGCTTATGGTAAAAATTTGACTGACATTAATCAGGAAGAAAACATTGAATCGATGTATACTGCAGTATTGCCGTACATTATCGATTCAAATCAAAAAGCGATTGTCGGCGACCTTCAAACCATTATATCAACGGATGAGCCTAAAATTTTAAATCTTGATCTGTCTTCTGAATTTCAAAATACAAATGAAAACGGCGAAGATGTCCCGCCTACAAAAGAAGAAATCAATGCAAAGGCTCAAGAATATATATTGAAAAATGATTTGGTTTCGCCTAAAGTTTCAATTTCAGTTTCTTTTGTTGATTTATCGCAATTCGATGAGTTCAAAGAAGTGTTGCCTTTGCTTAAACTTGGATTATGCGACACGGTAAAAGTGAAGTTTGATAAACTCGGAGTAAGTGCGAGCGCAAAGATGATTAAGTACATTTATGATTCACTTCTTGAAAGGTACGTTTCTATTGAAATTGGAGACGCAAAGAGTACGCTTGAAGGAACGATCGTTGCAATCCCAGAAGAAAGCAAAAGTCAAATTGAGCAGGCTGCCGGGTTTCTTGATGGAACGATTTCGGCTTTTACCGGAATTATTGCGAATGGGCTTGGACTCTTTGTTACGCGGAAACCTGTTGGAACGGATGGCGGTTATCAAATTTATTTACACAATAAACCAACACTGGCAGAAAGCCAGTATCAGTGGACTATAAATTCATCAGGGTTCGCGGTTTCCAAAGATTATGGTAAAACATGGTCAGCAGGGTTCACTGCAGATGGGGATGCTGTATTTAATTCGCTTTCCGCTAACGCAATTTATGCGCTTTCGATTTTTGGGTCAGTGATAACATTTGGCGATCCTGATGGTGTAAATGTTGTCGCAAACACTACGCCGGATAATGCTGGAATTCAGTTTACAGGCTCAGGAAAGATTCATTTCAATACATCCGGAGAATTCAGAGCGGAAAACCGCGGAACTTCAAATATTCTTGCCAATCAGATATTAATGTATCGCAGCAGCAACAATTCTCTTTTTTATTTGACAAACAGATCAATGACGGATCAAGACGCTAATAAAGTGAGCTTAATTTCTCAAGGCGATTGGAATGCGATCCGGTTGGATAACAATGATGAAGGAAACGAAGTCAATTCGATCCAGCTTTCGACTGCTGGGTCAAAAAGTGATATCAATTTATGGAATTATATTCCAGGTACAAAAAATGCGGCCAATTCTTTTGTAATGGGGTGCGATGGAGGCAATACCTTTTTGAACATTACAAATTATGATTCTAACGGCAATCAAAAATGCGGAATCTATTTTAAAGAAAACGGAACATTTACGATCAGTTCAAACACCGGTGGTACGTCGCAGGTTTATACGGATACCGGTGGGAACCTGACTGTTTTCGGAAATAATTCTTTAAATTTAGTCAGCCAGAATTATTATGTCGTCATCCACTCTGGCGGCGTTGCACGGCGCTGCGTCTGGAAGACCATTAATGGTGAAACAGTACTGTGTGGGGAGGCTTAAATGACAGAACTAAGGCAAAAAATTGAAAGATTAAAATTTGATATTGTGAAAGCGATCAACGATAGCGGACTTGCGCTTGAGGTTTGCGAACTTGTTCTTGATAATATTCATATTCAGCTTCAGAACCAAGTCGAAAAAATGAAGGAGGAAAAGAAAGATGAAATTCGGAACGATCACACATCAGGGTCTGACGCTTAGCAGCGACATCGGCATTCTTCCAGCTCAGCATTCTGCGAATATTCAGCTTGATTTTGTTGCCGATCCGGAATTTTCCGGATACGTAGCAACCGCTCAAATTGCTTATCCGACTTGCGATCTTGTTTATTTAAATGTTTCTGTTCCTGTAATGGATGGCGCAATCGTAATTCCAGAAGAATGCTTCAAACAAAACGGTACAATGATGATAAGCGTCGGATTTGCGAAAGAGAATGAATTAATCGTGACTCATCCGATTTCTTTGATCGTGGTAGATGCGCCTGGATCATCTGTCGCGCTGCCTCCAAAGGACATCTGGCAGCAGCAAGTCTCCGCATTTGTGCAGTCTTATTTAAAAACGGAAGGTATAGCCATTTCAGCAACGGCCGTGACCGGTGAGCCTGGAACAGAAGCCAAAGTCGAAAACACAGGAACCGGCACGAAACCGGTGTTTAAGTTTACCATCCCGCGTGGAAATGTTGGCCCGACCGGTCCGCAAGGTCCGAAGGGAGAAACGGGTGCAACCGGCCCGCAAGGCTTAACCGGTCCGCAAGGTCCGAAGGGAGAAACGGGTGCAACCGGCCCGCAAGGCTTAACCGGTCCGCAAGGTCCGAAGGGAGAAACGGGTGCAACCGGTCCGCAAGGCTTAACCGGTCCGCAAGGTCCGAAGGGAGAAACGGGTGCAACCGGCCCGCAAGGCTTAACCGGTCCGCAAGGTCCGAAGGGAGAAACGGGTGCAACCGGTCCGCAAGGCCCAGCAGGTCCAGCCGGTGCAGGAGTGCCGCCGGGAGGCGAAGTAGGGCAGATCATCGTCAGCACTGGGAATGGTGGAGCGGAGTGGCGGGACATGCCAGAAACAGATGTCACGATCGACCCGAACGGAGGATTAAAAAAATCCGACACTGGATTAGGCATTAAAACCGCAGAAACCGCAAGCGGAAGTTCTGGTTTAATCTTATCTTCTAATGGTGTGCATATTAAATTCGCGACCAATAACGGTCGAGGTGGGATTGTCGGAACATCCAAAACTGAAGAACAGACTGAAGCCGTCGGCATTGGCACGGATGGTAAGCTTTATACTAAATTTATTGGATATCAATTTGAATCCATCGACCCCAGTGGTGGGATCATTAATGAGCAAGACAACGCAGGATTAAGAATTAAATTGAATCGAGACCAGGCTGGCGGAGCAGGATTAGAAGTAGATGAAAATGGTTTATATCTTGAAAAAGCAACCAGCACCACTTTAGGCGGTGTTACTGTAGATACGGCACTATCCACAACCAGTACAAATCCGGTACAGAATAAAGTAATTGCGGCCGCTCTTGGTGATATCAGCTCAGCATTGAACGCAATTCTGGGGGTATAAAACATGGCTATATCAGATCAACTCACGCAGCTTAGTCAAGTGAAGACTGATATCAAACAAGCGCTGATTGCTAAAGGTGTGGACATGGATGGCGTACCGTTCACAGAGTACGCTGGGAAGATTACGGAAAGTGGAAAAATGTATCTGTTTAAAGATGGTGTGTTAGCTCCTGGGTACTCTCTGCCAAGCGGTTTATATATTTTAAACAATAGAATAGTGACAAAAAATGCTGGGTCTACTTTATGGGAAATTAACAAACCTATTGGAAGTGAAAAAACAGTTATGATAAAGGCATCATCCCCGAGTATATCGGGTTCAGGTGGAAATGAAGCCTACTTGCAACTACAATTAAATGGAAAACTTTCAAAATTAGAATTTAACAGCGATCAACGTTATAATGGTTCATCAATAGTTGGGCTATATGAAGCAAACGAAGTAAAGACATTTGGAATTGCCTTTTATACCTATGCTAATTCGATGGGTATAGAAGAAATGTGGATTGAATGAAAGGCGGTAAGCTAAATGACAATATCGGAAACATTAGTGCAGCTTGTAAATATCCGCGACGATATCCGACAAGCTATCGCAGACAAAGGTATAAATATGACCGGAACAATTCCTCTATCGCAATATCCTGAAAAAATAGCCGGGATTTCCACTGGTGAATATCCAGGGTATCAAGTAAAAAAAGGTGAAATCGGGAAGCTTTCACAATCGAACAATCAAACGTTAAGTGGCATTATTCCAGACGGAATTATTCCGTTAACTCTTAAGCTCACCCATACCAATACAAATTCTGATTGGCCTGTTTATTTAGGCTTATCTAGTGAACCATTTGTATATGGAAAAGGAAACATCATTGGTGCTTCCCGAGCTGGAATGACTTTGTTTTATGATCTTGAGATGGCTTATGGAGGGATAACAGAGATTCAAAAACATACATACTACGGATGCCATACGACTAATGCCAGCGGAACAAATACATTAAGTATCGTTAAATGGCTTGAACCGATATCGTAAACAAAAAGGAGGGATAAAGTGCAAAAAGCACTTTTTTTCATGAAAGTTCTCCGATGTACGGCCGGGGAAGACTACACAACGCACAAGGGCACTTATGCGCTTGACTTTGGCGGGCACGATGGGGGCAAGGATTTAATCTATGCTCCTTTTGATTTAAAAGTAAAAAAGATTGATAAGGCGGCGAATACCGTCTTTTTTGAATCGCTTGAAAAAGTTGAAACGCCGACTTTTACGGATTACGTCTGCGGCCGCTTTGCGCATTGCAATGACGCTGATATGCTTCCGAATTGTTATACAGGTGCGGTGATCAAGCAAGGCGAAGCCTTTTACCGCGAAGGCGGCAGAGGTTCGTGGATAGACGGTAAGTTCGCTTCACACGTCCACGCCGTATTTGCCCGCGGGCATCTGACAGGCGCTTACTGGTATGATGTCGGCAATGGCAACTATAGCATGTTATCAACCGGTGGCAAGCAACACATCTACGACGTTTTGTTTGTGCCGGATGACGTTCAGATCGTCAAAACAAATGATTACAAAGACAAATATCCGTGGCGAAGAATGCCGCGGAAGGAGGATGAAAAAGTGGAAATCAAAGAAGGAAAACAGACCGTAAGATACAACGGAAAGACTTACACCGTCGTTAAGCAAGCTGAAAATGAAGACGTTGCTATTTGGAGCTTGAAGCATCCGGCGTTGGCTAAACTGTCCACGTTCAGGAGCAATGGAGAAAAGCCGAACTTTGCAAAGAATCTTTCTTATTTTGTTATGGATGGAAAAGATCGCGGGCAAGTGGGCGGAAGTGAGATCAGTGACATTTACGACGAAGCTGTACCAACGGAGCAGAAGTACATCGATGTTGTTAAACTGAAAGACGGCACTTGGAAATTCGGAAACTTCGGACCGTATCAGTACAGATCGGATGAAGTTGAACTGCGCTATTCAACTGGCATGGTCTTGGTTGCTGGTGGGGCTTATTCAAATGAGTATTCAATCCCGGATGGCGCAGGAATTAGGACAAAGAAGACGATCCTTTCCTGTTTGTTTGTGGACTGGTCAAACGTCGCTTATATGGTCGTATCAAAAGAATCAGTCACACCAGACGAAATGCGCGATTTTGCAATGTCTTTGAATATGCAGTATGCGTTCCGCGATGATAGCGGCGGAAGCGCTGAAATTGTTGAAAAAGGAATCGTGATTGCCGGGGCAAGAGATGAAGAAAGAGCATTACCAAATTGCCTTGTATTTGTCCCTAAAAAAGAAATCAAGCCCGAACCGGAAGACCCTGCAATTCCAGAAGATCAGACGATGATCTTTAAGTGCATTAAAGCAAGCACGTCTGAAGGCTACCCGTTGAGATCATCAGCGCCATCCGGGGCGGTAGTGGACTACCTGCAGCCTGGCGAAAAAGTCAAGGTCGTGGATATCCAAAACAAGGGTAAAAACCAATATACATCTGCCGCAGAGCCGTGGTGTTTGACTGACTACGGTTTATGGTTTGCGTATGACAAAAATTACTTTGAATAAGGGGGAAAACAATGAAAAAAGTATTTATCAGTCAGCCGATGAGAGGAAAAACAGAAGACGAAATCCTCACGGAACGAAACCGAATTATCGAAGAAATCCAGGCATCTATCGGAGATCATGAGATCCTGGACACCTACTTTGACGACTTCGGACCCGGAGCTAAACCGTTACAATACCTGGCCAAGTCACTCTGGATGCTTGCGGACGCAGACTGCGCCTATTTTGCGCCAGGTTGGCATGATGCCCGGGGATGCAGGATTGAACATGACTGTGCAATCGATTACGGAATTGAAGTCCTGAAGGACTAGAGGAGGAAATTAAAATGGAAGACATTAAGAAACGTATCTCCAAGTTGGTCGATTTAAAGTCGATCATCTCCATCATCATGGTGGCTGCAATGGTAGCCGGCTTTTTTCGCAGGATGGTCTCTGCTGAGCAGTTTGTTCCACTGGTTACGATGATCGTAACCTTTTATTTCGCTAAGCAGGACAAGCCGAAGGAGTAGCTTCATGAACGAATGGGCCATTGTTGGCGTGCTTGCCACGCTTGTTACTTTGTTTATTTCACTGGCAACTCCGATGATTAAGTTAAACACGGCGATCACAAAACTGACTGCGGTTGCGGAACGGCTGGAAAAAGAGTTCAGCGATTTTACAGAAAAGAATTCTGCCAGCCATCGCCGGATCTGGGAACACAATGAAGCTCAGGATGAACGGCTGACTGAGCATGATCTGCAGCTTGCTGATCATGACAACAGAATTAAACAATTAGAAGAAAAATAACAAATACCCCACCTTCCTTCGCGGAGGGTGGGGCTTTTTTTGGTATAATACAATAATGGAGGATGTTTATGCGAAACCACGAAGACGAGAAAGAAGCAATCAGAATACTAGAATCCGTTTTTCCAGAATTGAAAAATTGTAAATTTGAGAAATTGGATAGACCAGATTTGCAATCGAAGACTCACGATATAGGAATCGAGGTTGTTCAAGCAATTCGGGAAAAAGATATGAAGCTTTGGTCATTAGCAGTCAAATACTGGGAGAAAGAAAATAAAGACAAAGATAAAAGATTTAATGAAATGAAAAACGTAGGATGGGACGAAGAAACAAAAGATGCATTGGATAATGGAATATTATGTTATAAAGGTGATGATGGATATTGTGGGAGATTAATCAACAAAGATATAAGTGTATTAAAAGAAAGAGTGCAAAACAAACTTAATAAATTGAATGGAGATGGATATAGAAAATTCAAAGAAAATGACTTGTTTATATATTGTGAATTAGCGGGCAATGAAGATATGTTTACAGATATTATGAA